GCATGTATCCAAAAGCGTTAAACCACTATATGATGTGCTCGGAGGTCGAGATGAGCACAGGTGGAGTTAAGCTAGGATCATCCTACGATGAAGCGCGAACTCGTAAGGTTAATGCTGAGGCAGAAATCGCTGAGTTAGAGCTTGCTAAGATAAAAGGCGTCTTAGTTGTTGCGGAGGATGTAGTTAAAGCATGGGAGGATGTATTAGGAGCATTCAAGGGAAAGCTATTGTCGCTTCCGTCGAAGGCAGCGCCCATTGTATCAGCCGAGCTAGAAGCGGGAATGTGTCAGAAGATACTGGAAGATCTAGTGGCAGAGGCCCTCACAGAGTTATCAAACTATGACCCTAAAGTTGACGCAACAACAGCGGCAGTCATTGAGCCAGCATCTGAAGAAGGCGATGGGGACACTAAGCCCGCCGCCAAAACTAAGCGTAAGTCAGTGGGCAGACCAAAAAAGACGACTAGACTCGCAAACAAGTAGTGAGCCTGGTACTTGGCACACATCCCGTGCTGAGTATCAGCGAGGCATCATGGATGCTTGCTCTGATCCTACGATCCGCGAAGTGGTTGTTATGGCGGGTGCCCAGCTTGGTAAGTCGGAAGCCATACTCAATGTTATCGGGTTCCACATTGAAAACGACCCTAGTCCAATCCTTGTGTTGCAGCCCACTGTCGAGATGGCGCAGTCGTTCTCTAAGGATCGTATTGCGAACGGTCTAATACGTGCCACTCCCTGTTTGCGAGACAAGGTAAAGGATCCGCGCGCTAGGGATTCGGGCAACACAACTCTACATAAGATATTCCCAGGTGGCGCTTTGACTATGGTCGGTGCCAACAGCCCAGCAGGTCTCGCAAGCCGCCCCATCAGAATAATGCTCGCCGACGAAGTCGACCGCTTCCCCTTTAGTGCTGGCTCCGAGGGCGACCCGATATCGCTGGCTCGTAAGAGAACCGCTACGTTCTGGAACCGAAAGATCATTATGGTCTCGACTCCGACCAACCGTGGTGCAAGTCGCATTGAGGATGCATTCGAGCAGACGGATCAGCGCCATTATCACGTCCCGTGCAAGCATTGCGAGGAGTATCAAGTACTTAAGTGGCAGAATGTGCGCTGGACTGACTCCGATCCTGAGACAGCGGGATACATGTGCAAGTCATGTGGCACCTTATGGAGTGATGCGGAGCGTCGATGGTCTATCCGTAACGGGCAATGGGTCGCTCATGAGCCTTTCAATGGTGTCGCAGGATTCGCTATCAACGGACTTTATAGCCCGTGGACTCCCTTGGCTGACGGAGTTCGGGACTTTTTGAACGTAAGAAAAAACCCAGAACAGCTTCGAGTGTGGACAAATACCTATCTCGGCGAGTCATGGGAGGATCAAGGCGAGACGGTCGATGACTATTCGCTGTCTACTCGGCGCGAAAACTATAGTGGAATGGTGCCTGAGGAGGTCATTGCACTGACTGCGGGCGTCGACGTGCAGGATAATCGTCTAGAAGTCACTGTTATTGGCTGGGGACGAGATCAAGAGTCGTATGTTATCTGTCATGACGTGCTTTACGGTGATCCCAGCACTCCACAGCTATGGGAACAGCTCGATGCGGCGATTTTTAAGCGGTTTACGACGTATGACGACCGTGAATTGATGATTAGAGCCACTGCAATCGACTCAGGGGGCCACTTTACTAACTCTGTTTACCAATATGCGAAGAAAAACGTCGGTCGTAACGTATATGCCATCAAAGGCGTCGGCGGAGAGGGCAAAGCTATCGCTGGAAGGCCATCTAAGAGCAATATTGCCCGATGCAACCTGTTTCCAGTGGGTGTAGACACTGCAAAAGACCTACTTTTTGCTCGAATGCGCATAGAAGACCCTGGTCCAGGCTATATTCACTTCCCAGATAGCTTAGAAGCAGAGTATTTCCGTCAATTAACGGCCGAAAAAGTCATGACAAAGTTCGTTAGAGGCTATAAGAAACGGGTATTTAAGAAGACTAGAGATAGGAATGAGGCCCTAGATTGCTTTGTTTACGCGTTAGCCGCCCTATCCATACTTAACCTAGATGTCAACTCGCTGGCAGACAAGCTTAAATTCAAGCATAATAATGGTACTAAATTGCCTGCTGACAACGAGAAAAAGCGCAAGAGAGCGCCATTTGTACCTCGGACAAGCGCAGGATTTGTTAATTCATGGCGATAGAGGGTTTTAGATGGCAAATCTGTTTGACGCCGCAAATGCTCCAGAGGGAGAACCCGAAGAGATCGTTGTAGGCGATTTTTTGCAGTGGAAGCGATCCGATATCGCCTCTGACTACCCTACTTCTTCAGGATACACAGCAGAGTACGTTGCTCGCATTACGGGTGGCGGATCTTCAGAGATTAAAATACCTCAAGCTGCTGGCTCTACTGATAGCTATTACCTCTTTACTGCCTCTAGTGCTACTACCGCGGTCTTTGAGCCTGGCAAGTACCACTGGCAACTTGAAATCACACAGACTTCATCAGGTAATCGAATTGTTGCTGATATAGGCGACTTTGAAGCTATCCCTGACATGGACAACAATCAAGCCGATCCGCGTATTCATGCTGAGATCATGATTACTAAGATTGAAAGCTTGCTACAGGGCAAAGCTGATGCTGATGTGTCTAATTACTCGATTGCTGGTCGATCTCTTACGAAGATGAGTTTCACAGAGTTAACAGACGCTCGTGATTACTACAGGCAAGAGATGGTGAAACATGAGAATGACGCCCTACTGAAGCGCGGTAAGCGCAACGGGGCAACAATTAGGGCGCGGTTCTGATGGGATTATTCGATAGGTTCACTGGTAAAAAGCCAGAAAAGAACAAGATGTTTAAGCGGTCTTACCATGCGGCAAATACGGGAAGACTATTCGCTGATTACGTAGACTCGCAAAGATCAGCAGACAGTGAGCTACATCCCGTTATTTCACGCATGCGGGCCAGGTCTCGGGATTTAGCTCGTAACAACGAATACGCTCGTAGATATCTTAATCTACTGAAAACGAATGTCGTGGGGCAGTATGGATTTAAGCTCCAAGTCAAAGCGCTAGATCCAAGAGGTGCATTAGACACTGATGGCAATAGTGCTATAGAGACAGCCTTTAAGGTCTGGGGGAAGCGTGGGAACTGTACAGCCGATGGCAAGATGTCATGGGTAGATGTGCAGAAGATGGTCATGGAAGGCGTAGCGCGGGATGGCGAAGCATTCATCATCAAGCACCGAGGCAACAGCTTCCACGACAGCTTCTCTTTAGAGTTTATTGAGCCTGATCAGGTAGATGAGGAGCTGAACGAGCGATTAGATAATGGTCGTGAGATCCGCATGGGCGTTGAGCTGGATAAGTTCCGTAGGCCAATTGCATATCACTTACTAACCTCTCACCCTGGCGACTATGACTTTGCGAGCATGGTTAAGTCACCAAAGCATAAGCGTGTGCCCGCTGACAAAGTTATTCATGTATTCCAGCCGTTACGTGCAGGTCAAACCCGCGGCGAGCCTTGGATGTCGTCTGCTATGGGTAGCATCAAACAACTCGATGGTTGGCGAGAGGCGTCTATCGTCGCTGCGCGTATGGGAGCATCTAAGATGGGCTTCTTTACCTCTCCAGCGGGTGATGGGTTCGTTGCAGATGAAATGGATGGACATGTGCCGATGATTGATGCTCAACCAGGCACCTTTCATCAATTGCCCAATGGCGTGAACTTCGAGACATTTGACCCGCAGTACCCTACGAGCGAATTTGATAGCTTTCACAAGTCGGTACTGAAGGGTGTGGCATCTGCACTGGGAGTGTCTTACACGTCCTTAGCGAGCGATCTAGAGGCCACCTCGTACAGCTCTATACGGCAAGGTGCGTTAGAGGAGCGTGATTTCTACCGTAACGTACAACAAATCATGATTGATCACTTTGTTCGCCCTATTTACGAGGCTTGGCTGAGTGCGGCTATGGAGGTTGAGTCGGTATTCATGCCGATGGCTACCTTTGACAAGTTTTCGGTTGCCTCTGAGTTTCGCGGACGCGCTTGGAACTGGGTTGATCCCATGAAAGAGATGAATGCGGCGATCTTGGGTATGAAGAATGGCGTCATAAGCTTGCAAGATGTTGCGTCTCAATATGGCAAGGACACTGAAGAGTTACTGGCTGAAATACAGCGAGATCGCGATTTAATGACTCAATTTGGCGTCAAATATGCTTTAGAACCTTATGGAGCTACACAAATGAGCATAGATCCTGACGTTACTGGGGATGAAGATGGCACAATATAAGGGTGAAGATATTAACCTTAAGCCAACCGAGGGCATGGTTGCCGAAGCCAAGCGCGGTTTGGAGTGGCGCAAAGAGCACGGTCGTGGTGGCACTGAAGTTGGTGTTGCTCGTGCCCGCGATATTATTAATGGTCGCGAGCTCTCTCCTAGCACTGTGCGCCGTATGTATAGTTTCTTTAGTCGACATGAAGTTGATAAAAGCGGTAAGGGATTTGATAAAGGGGAAGAAGGATACCC